CACCAGGGCAAACCCAACAGGTCATATCCGACAAATGCAATGACCCATGCATGGAATCAGTTTACGGTTGAGGAAATGTACCAGTCCACAAACAAGGCCGGAGAGACTTCCAATACGAAGAATGTTTTGCCCAGAGACATCAAGTGGCAGTATTCGCATTACCTGTCCTCGACAACGGCTTACTTCATGTGGGACAGAAGGTTCCAGCACGCATTGTTTGTATGGTGGATGAAAACCGACTTTTCCGATGAAGTGGATTTTGACACCAAAAACCTGAAACTTGCGGTAATTGCAATGTACGAGACATGTACGTTGCCCAACGTAGGTATTGTCGGAAATCCAGGTGCTTAATTAAGGGGAATCTTCTTTTGAAAGGAAGTGAAAACAATGAAAATATCACAAAGGGAAGGCATATCCATTGACGGTACAACCATAGCCAGCACCAATCTTACTGTGGTTGATGATACCGGAGGAATATACGGCAATGGTATATTTGCGCGGTCGGGTACAACCGGTGTCAGAATAGCTTCATCTACGGGTCAACTCTATCAGAAGGGCGAGGCCCTGACATTTACGGCAACCAACATAAACAATTTTGCCGGATATAACGCCTATTCGACTGTTACCGGTTCAACCGGCCCCCTGGCACTGGGCGGCATATGCGAAATTGCACTTGGTGCTGCAGTGGCCGGTGGAAGTTCGGAAGGATTTTTTGCATTGCCGGCTGCAACTGCTCTCGGAGGACGTACAAAAATAATGTTTCGTCCCGCCTCATCTTCGTGCAGATTATCACTGAGTGCGGGGGCGAGCTCCAATGCGTTCTACGGTTCGAGTTCCAATGCCTATCTGATAATTTCGTCAAGCGCACCGGGCGCACTTGATTTGACAATGCTGTCAAGTTCAATATGGTGGTGGACGGAATCCACTACCATAGTTCAGGGCGGGGCGGCCTGGAATTCACAGACACGCGCGGCAAGTACAACCTAAACGGAGGGGGAAACCCCTCCCATATTAAAGGAGTGATTTTTATGCGGTTATCCAATTATTTCTTTACCACTGACGGCGCTGCACAAAGTACCATAGCTTTGGCAACCGTAAGACTGTCGAGCAATTCAACGGATTCGGGCAAAGAAAATTCAATCGACTATTTGAGCCCCGCGTTTCCCCTTTTTGAGTTTCAGGGCATATTTTACAATCCGACGACAAACGCCTTTACGGTTCATGTAAAGTCGAGGGAGATCGGCCTGTCAACGGGTTCCACGGAAGACTACTGTTACAACGATTCATTTACCATATATGGCAGTACGGATTTGACGGCAGGTAAACGTTCCGTGTTCCTTTACGGTGTGTTTAATGGTGCGGGTGCAAGGTTCAGCTTTTTCAACAACAGTTCCGGTTCGTCGGACTCGACAAGTTCAGTTATAACAATGGCTATAAAAGGCCTTCGCAGGGAGTGATTGAATTGATAACAAGAATAACGGAACCGTTCAGTCAGGTTATTTATAAGGAAAACAGAGTACCGACAGTAATGGAAAATATGCACGATCAACCTTATCCCGCACTTTTTCAACCATCGGTCATTATGTTTCAGGATGCATCCAGACTGTCGGCGGTGAGGTATGGACTGGAAAATATTGTCACGGGAAGATTGTCAACAACCAATGGGTGGTCACCGTTACCGGCTTCGACTTCACATGCTGCCATTGACAATATTTACAGTTTTACGGGCGGTGCTTCAGGTACTTCCATGTCTTCCACATATGTCACGGCGATCGATATAGCCACAAATAAAGTTGTATATACATCGGGCAGGCTAAAAGTAACCGGCGCAGGAGTAACATCCATAACCATACGCTTAAGAGGGTCAACATCAATCACAACAGGTCAACAAACATTGAAAACAATTACCTCACCATCAGAAGGTGTTTGGATACCTTTTACAGGTAGTGCGGTTTGTCAGGCGACGATGACGGGAAAGGTTGCAATTGCTTTTGTTGTTGCGGCTACTGAAACAAACGGAATAAAAATTGAGATTGACGGCATATATGGTTTTATGGTCTTTGATACCTCCACCAACATAGGTTCCGGCAACGAACCGTCTGCCACCGAAATGGATGCCATTCTTGCGGCAGACGGTACAACCTATTGGGAAAATACTCGCTCCATTTTGTGTAATCCACAAAATAAATACTTCTGGTATGACTATTCGGGCAATGGAAGACATATAAAATTGAACAACTTTGGATACACGGGAACAACAAGCAACTGGATATCACATCCCTGGGCATTGAATTTTGACGGTATGAACGATTACATACGATATGTGAATCCCTCCCTGAATGCGGCAAATACGAGCTTTTCGCTTATGTGCATATTTAATATTCCCAACACGGTGGGCAATAAATTAAACTATATGACTTCGGACGAAACACCATCCGCAGCGTTAAACCTGTATGCAGTGGGAAGCACATTGACGGCGGAAGGCAGTGACAGTGTTGCGGGGAGTGCGAGTGTTACCACAACCATACAGGCATCAAGGTGGTACATGGCGTGTGTCGTATATAACCAAGCGGACAAAAAGGTAAGGTTGTATTTAAATGGAAATCTCATTGGCACATCGGGAGCCCTTGCAAACGGTTTGAGGGCGATAACACGCATAAAGGCGGGTACAAATACCTCGGAGGCGGCTTATTCATCACAGGACATTGGAGTGATTGCTCCATTCAACAGGGCATTGTCAACTTCGGAGGTACAACAATTGTTTAATGCAGATAGAAGAAATTATGGCATATGAGGGGAGGTGATATAAATGAGCGAGATTCAGACTTCCTACATTATAACAACGGTAGCCAACTACATTGAACTGAACATTGACCTGACAAACCAGCATCAAAGTCTGGACCATACACTGGTTATAAACGACACGTTCTGTTTTACCGTAACGAACTTGAACAATTGTCTGAAAAGTGAACACCAGATTACATCAATGGATGATGTTCTGGAATGGACGGTTGCAGAACTGGACAGCTATTTCAGGGAGGATTTGGGGGAATTTAACGCCTATACCTATGCGGAGGCATACGCAATAATGCAGACACCTCCATGGTACGATGACTCAATTTGACCGGAGGGGCTTTCGGGCCCCTTTCCTTTAAGGGGGAATTTTAATGCCCAGTATAGATACCCTGACAACGGACATAGATGGCAGACTGCCAAATTCAAATACACATGCCCAGAAAGTCACCTGGATAAACGGCATAATTAAAAAGGTCTATCGTTCGGCAGGCCTTGAAGGCGTGCAGGAGTTTGTTGCCTCGTCGAGCAAACTTTATGCACTGTCCACCAACATGAGACAGGACAAGATAAACAGGGTACTTGTCGGCAATGCTACAGCCTCCAGCGACATAACATCAACCACCATATGGGACGAGTACAAATATGCCGGATTTAACGATGCTTTGAGTGGTCAACAATGGTTCGTACCAAACAACGAGTATTATCCCACCACGGCATATTCAAGCCAGATAAGCCTGTATGATGATTCAACGGAATTACGCGTTACGCGTATTTATTATGACAAGACACCCGCCACACTGGGAACGGCAGCAAGCGACAGCACCACCATACCCGATTTAGACGAGGAATACCATGACATACTTGTGTACGGGACATGCGAGATTGTGGCAAAATCGGGAAATGCGCCGGACATCGAACTTGCGAACAACTATCATACGGATTATCTTGAAGAACTCAGGAGAATAAGGACGGACAGAGCTTTAAGGAAAGAAAAAATACCTGCCAAAATGTGGCAGTGTCAGGAATGGAAGCGGTGATATTATGTACTGGAACTCCCTGAAGGGTACGATGAAGACAATGACCAATACCTTTGGAAGCGGTGTTAATACCTTTCTGACCCCCCTTGAGATTGCGGACGGGGAACTTACCGACTGTCTCAATGTGTGTTCGGACAGGTATCCCGCCATTTGCACAAGACCCGACAGAATACCCCTGTCATCCGCAATTTCCTCAACCGTATGCAACGGTCTGGGCGGTTATGCAAGCACAAGCCTCATGGTGTTGGATGGCATATTTTGGAAGCGGTGGGATGCCGGCACAAGCAATTATGTCACGATATCCAGTTCCCTTTCAAGCACGGAAGGCAACTTTCAGGAATTCGCCGGGGGCACCTTCAGACGGGCACTGATGTGCAATTCCTCGCAGCATCTTTACTGGGACGGTTCAACGTCCAGCACGGCGATAAACATATCCTCGGACACCAACATGCCGTTTACAAAACTGTTTGCGGTGCACAAGGGCCGCATATATGCGCTGGCAAGCAACAATGTAAGCTTTTGCGGGCTCAACAATTCCACCGACTGGACCACCGCCAATGACGCCGGTCTGATTACCGTCACCAAATCCATAGGCACGGGTACGGCCATATTTGCATTTTCGAATCATGTAATCATATGGTCCCTGAATTCCATGCATGAACTGTACGGAACCGGTCCGAGCGACTATGAACTTATTGACGTTACGGGGGATATAGGATGCGTTGGTCAAAAGACAATATGCGAAGTAAACGGAAAGCTGTTCTGGCTTGACTTCACCGGAATTTATCAATATACCGGAGGTACGCCGCAAAAGATATCCAACAAGGTTCAGAAGTGGATCAGCGGGATAAACTGGACGTACAAGGATCTGATTTGTGCGGGAAGCAAGAACAACAAGCTGTATATGTCCATCCCCTACGGCAGCACACAGAACAATCTCATACTTGTTTACGATACGGCGAAGGACATCTGGGACATTCAGGACGGGAATTTCAATCACTGCACAAACATCAACGACACCCTGTACGCCTCGCAGACAACCAGCGGCAGGGTGTGGAACATGGAATCCACCGCAAGGACGGGAGCGGACAACGGCACGGCAATATCCTGGAACTTCGAGACAAAGGCCTACAACGAAGGCGTACTGGGCAGACATTCGATGGGCAGAATGTTTGTCACCCATGAGGGAAGCTCAAGCGCCACCATGGGCATAAGTTACACCTCGAACGCGGGAAGCACAAACGGATATGTTTCGCTGGTTGCAAGTTCCGATGTGACAATCGACAGCGAGACGGAAATACATGAATCCATAATACCGGGCGGGACACTGAGCAATCTTGACTTTTACAAGTTGAAGTTTTCCGGCACGGGAAACGTTGCGGTTCATTCGGTCCATAAAAATATGAGAATAAGGGAGAGATGATACATGCCATATCTGGAGGCAAAAATACCCAAAATCATTGGCAGGGACAATCTGACACTCGAGAAACTGTACGGGGCGTATTACGAACTATACGACTACACAATAGCACAGAGAAGAGGACTTGACTATCTTCTGGGACACTTGAATTCCGACAATGTTTCCTCGCTCGATTATAATCAGACTGCGTTTACCTACAAACAGGACGAATACACAAAGACACTGCTTAATTTCAATGGAATACACACAAGCACAACCATTACAGATGAATACGGCAAGACGTGGACCGTTAACGGAGACGTGCAGCTTAATGTAATTTATAAAAAATTCGGATCATCATCCGGCAGTTTTATTGCTGCGGCAAATTGGATTGATACACCGGATCATGATGATTTTACACTTGGCAGTGGAAACTTTACTTTTGACTTTTGGGTTAAAAGAGGCAATGTGGGAGTTACCGGATATCTTTTTGGTCAAGCAAATAATGCAATTGATTTTAATACAACATCTATTCTTGCATTGTTTTTAGATTCCTTTCCCACCAATGGATTAAGGGTAATAATATGTCAGGGTGCCGTATCATACACCGCTACATCCTCAACTGTTATTTCTGATACTACCGAATGGCATCATATTGCAATCGTGCGTTATGGAAATACAATGACAATTTATATTGATGGAGTGGCAAGTGGCACCGTGGATGTAACCGGTGTTACTGTAAATAATTCCGGTAATAAATTTGCAATAGGAAGGACGGGAGAATATGCAAGTGGTGATTTTGCCGGGTATATAGATTCGTTTCGGTTTAGCAAGGGTATTGCAAGATGGACGGCAAATTTTATGCTTCCAATATATGAGTATACAAAATAAAACGATTGCAATTTGTAAAATTGTGTTATATTATAGAAATGATTGGGGTTGGTTTTATGATATGTAGGGAATGCAAATCGGAAAGTTGCGAAAAAGCCAATTTAATAAATTATGTAGAATATAACTATCAAATTCAAAGAGAAAAACAAAGGAAAAAACGAATGGTTTATTTTGTTTTTACGGGAGTTGCATTTATCGCTTTGGTAATATTATTTATTTGGGGGATGGAATCATGAAAGATCGCATATCGGCGTTAATCAAAAAGCAGTATGAAAAGTTTTGTAATTTTATCGATGAGGGAACGTTTGTAGTAATGCTGACCATTCTGGGAGCGGGATATTACGCCGCAATCGCAATAATGAGAATGGAATATAGAGATTTTAAAATAGTAATATTAAGTACAATTTTTTCCATAGCATCATTTACGGCGGGCTACGTCCTGTATAAAACGAATAAGGAAGATGAAAAGGAAAAGAAAGAAAGTCAAAAAGCTTCCACAAAATAATCAAATCAAAATCTATTGGAGCTGTAAAGTTCTTTTTATTGGTATTATTTACTTTTATTACTTGCCTTTTTTGTTGTGTTTATATTGTTAATGGGGTCAATTTCTCTGAAATAAGGTATTTTTATGGCATCAAGATTGATGTGTGTTGCATCATAATAAACAGTATAGTATTTTCCCGTTAAGTTATCAAAAATTACAGGAGAAGAATCTTCTAATTTTGCACAATAAAACCTGTCATACCTTGTATCAATAAAAGATTTTGCAACAATAGCTGCCGATAACAACAGACTCCCAATTAACAATGATACTGCCAAAAGTTTGATTGATTTTTCCATACATTTACACCCCTTTACATGATATAAATAAATTTTACATTTGTCAAGGCACTCCATCCGGGGTGCTTTTATTATGTACCGAAAGGATGATGACAATGGCTATACCGGCTTCGTGGCAAAGTTTGTTGGATACCGGCAAATATGAAACATATACAAATCCCGCCGGAGGAACCGAAATAAGATTAAAACAGGCCTATCAGACACCGACTACGCCAATTACTTCTACAACCGGAACAACGGGGGCAAATATCGGAACGGCACCCGCAACTCCGACAGTACAACCCGCCAGCCAGTTACCGGCTTCATGGCAAACCCTGATTAATACGGGCCAATACGAAACATATACCAATGCGTCGGGTGGTACGGAAATAAGATTGAAACAACAGACACCAACGGTTGCACCGGCAACAACCACACCTGCAACAACCACACCTGCGACTGCCGACCTCACACAGTACCAGAATGACTACCAGTCCGAGATAAACAAGAGGAAGGCCATAAATCCCAACGACCCTACAATATCACAGTTGACCGCCCTTCGTGATACAAAGATAGCCAATCTATACGGTGAAAATTATCAGGCTGAAATAGATAAAAGAAAAGCCGCGAATCCCAATGACCCCATGATAGCGGATCTCGAAAGATTGAGGGCGGTAAAGATTCAGGGGTTGTCGGATGAGGAACTGGCAAAGCTGGGTATAGACAGGAACGGGAACAAGGTTGTAAAGCAGAAGGTCGCAGGAACCACGGGTGCGGGTGATACAAAGTTGGACTCAAATGGAAACCCCGTATTTGAACCACCGGATCCCACATTGCCTCCGACTGAATACGATGCCAAGGAAAAGGAATATCTGGCCAAATATGAACAATGGGCTTCACAGGATTGGGCTGCACCTTATGCCGCACAACTGGAAACAAAAATAAATGAGATCCTATCCAGGACTTTTAATTATGATCCCGCAACCGACACACAGTTACAATTGGCTACCAAAAACATGACAAGAACAGTTTTGGAGGCCATGAACAGCAGGGGTATTTTAAATTCCACCATTACCGAGAACCAAGTTCAACAGGGCGTGGCAGATTTAATGCCCCAATATCAACAGATTGCCAGACAACAGTTTCAGGATGAAGGAACGGTTCTGATGTCCCAGGTAGATATGTTGATGAATGCCAACAATACGGCGTATAACCAGTACATGGATGAGGGCGAAAGATACGCCAAGGCATTGGAACTTGTCATGAGTTTAAGCAAGGAATCCTATACAAAATGGGTGGATGCTGAAAAATTGAAGTACGACAAATATATTGATTCCTGGAACGCCGAAATTAAAGGGATTGAACTTCAAGACGCAAAGATAGCGGCAGCCTGGGACAGGACAAGTGAATTGGGATACGTTGACAATGCGGCTTCCATTATATTGGGTGTACCCGCAGGAACCCTGAGCGCGGCGGCACGGGAGGCAAAAATCAAGAGGGAACAGGAACTTGAAGACCAGAAGACGGAATGGGAACAGACCAAAAAGGAAATGGAATTGCAGTATCAATATTCCGTCAAACTGGCGAATGCAAAGGAATCGTCAAGCAGTTCAACCACGGATACAAGTAAAATGGGCACATCTGAACAGGTGACAAATTACAACCAACTCTATGATATCTACATGGGCGGTGGCAGCGGAACGTATAAGGATAACGCCTATGGGGCATATCAATGGCTGACAACGCATAAGAGCCAGAACGTAGCACTTGTTGGAGAGAAACTTTACAATCAATTGCTGGCCGATGTTTCGGATGCCATGAAGGTACAGAAAAGTTATAGCGGAGAAACCACAACACAACAACAATTCAGCCAGCAAAACACTGTTTACACCAAAGCTGCAGCCATGAAAGCTAAGGTTGTTGCCGGTACTTACGACCTGCAAGGGAACGAAATTCCCGAACATCCCCAATACACCGATGAAGAAATTGTAAGTTATATTGTCAACAGCGGCCTTGACATTGAAACCCAAGTACCGGATGTGCTCAGTCAGGTATTTACGGAGGATGAATTAAGAGCACTCGGATTATGGCAGGATTAGGGAGGCGTTTATATGCCTGTAAATTTAACAAAAATCAAGAAACTTAAAAATACCTCCACAAAAAGTGGGGGTATTTCTCTTGATGCAATAAAAAAAATAAAAAAGGGTGAAAAAGTATCCGGGAAACAGACGGAAGAGGCAAGTCTCGCCGCTGATGTCAAGGGCAACTATGCCGACAATATAGACAAATATAAGCTTGCACGGAAAAAACAGATTGAGGCTAGTGCCAATAACAGCAACGCCAACTACAAGAAGTACCAGGCCGCACAGAAGGAACAGGAGGCCAAGGATTTTGTTGATAATCTTACGGCTCAAAAAGCGGGAGTGCAACCTGTTGACATTAGAAATAAAAACCAGAACTTTTTTACCGACCCGCAGGCCCTAAGAAAGCCTTTGACATCTGCAGCAATTACCGCCCTGGATATAGCCAGCAGACCCGCAAACGCAGTTGTAAATGCATTGAAGGAGCAAAATCAGGTTCCCGAATACGTAAAGGTTGATGGAAAAATGTACAAGGTCAGTCAGGGAGTCAGGGAGAAGAATGTTGCCGGTGCATTTGTCAGAGGATTGGCTGGGCAGGACAGACCGGAGGCTTTGGAAATTGCCGCACCCAAATCCGTAATAGAAAAGGCCAAAAAGGAACATCCTGTATTGACCGGTATTTCCGAATTTACTCTTGCAACCGTTACGGACCCTACAACCTATATTGGCGGCGAAGCCTTAAAGGTTGTTGCCAAAAAGATTCTCGGCAAGATACCTTTACAAATAACCCAGAAACTTGCAAAGGGAACAGCGAAAGTTGAGGACATTGCGAAGGTTGCGGGAAAAACAGAGGAAGAGGTTCAAAAATTACTTGACAATGAGGCGGCGGATTTGGCATTAAGCAAGGCCAAATTTACAAAGCAGTGGAATACCGCCCAAAAGAAAAAAATAGAACAGGCTACAGGGATACAAGCCCCCGCAAAGGTCGCAGAGACTCCAAAAGCAACAGCCGCCGAGGAGGATATTATAGACCGGGAATTTCGCACCGATACGTTTGACAAGTGGAACCGTACACAGAAATGGGTAGACGATATTCGCAAAACAGATAAAAAGATTAATACTTTTGAGCATTATTGGGGACACGCCAAGGATACAGATAGGGGTTACGCGAGATATATTGATAAATATTTCGATGAAATGCCCGACGATTTAAAGGGATTTTGGGGAAGGCAAAGAGTAAAAGATTTAGAAACAGGCGAAATGAATTTGGGGTACGAAGGTGTAAGGGGTGGACATGTAGGACAGGTAAGAAATTATTTGAGTGAGATCCCGGAATATGTGCCCGAACAGTTCAAGGGGGCTTCACCGGGCGAACCTGGATACAAGCCCGTCAAGGTCGGTATGCAGACACAGATTGTCGATACTTCCATCGGAAAAACACAACCATTCAAGTATGCAGACCCCGAACTTGAAAAGATACATCTGCAGAACAAGGGCATAAAAACACTTACGCCTGTTGAAAAAATCAAGGAACTGGGTACTGATATAAAAAATATGTTAACACGTCCCATTAAAACATTGCCATACACAAAGGCAAACGCGGAACTTTACAAGGAGCTCATAAAGCTTCCCAAATTAAGAAATATGGCAGCGGATGATACCGTCAGGGTACTTGATGATCTTACAAAGAAAATGGATAAAAATTCATTCGACATATTTCAGCGGAAAGTATTTCTTGACGATTTGGCGGAAGAGACAAAGTTGGGGAACGCCCTTCCAAACAAATGGACTTCCGAGACAATAGATTCCGAACTTCAAAGACTTGATGCCGCCATGCCACAGACCGTAAGAGATGCGGTAACAAAGAGACAGACGTACTGGGATGGAATAAAGGATGAGTATATAACCGCAATGAAGGGCATGGGCATTGACCTGTCGGATACCCTGACAAGGGAAAACTATTTCAGGCATCAGGTTCTTGAATATATGGATGCCAAAAACAGTTACATGGGTGGAACGGGAAAGAAACTGAAAACTCCTGCAAACAGAGGGTTTACAAAATCAAGGACCGGAGAATACGAAGGGAATATCAACACCGATTATCTTCAGGCCGAGTATGAAGTTATGGCACAAATGAAGCACGATACCGGAGTTGCGAGGACCATTAAAAACATCGAAACAAATTACAGTATAACCGACAAACTAAAGGCTGATGCAAAGGCACAGGGTATAAAGGACTGGCACGAACTTATCCCGGAAGGTTATGAAACATGGCAACCAAGGGAAGGCAATGTATTTTATATGTCACAGCCTTTGGGCGCACAGGTGGTTGAACAGGCTCTCGCCTTGAGGGGATTGAAATTAAGTGGAATCAAGGATCCCAAAATCAAAGTAGCGCTTGAAGATATTATGAATGACCTTGCAGACCAGACGCCCGTTTTGGCTATGGGAGGCAAAAGAAAGGAGTTTGTTGTTAAAAACGAGGTTGCGGAAACCCTGAACAACCTGACCAAAGTCAAAACAACCAATGTGCTTTCAAGGGCTTCAAAGTCCGTACAGAATACATGGAAGAGATGGATACTTACCCTGAACCCGAAGAGTGTAATAAAGTATAACATCCGTAACTTTTCAGGCGACCTTGACGCAATCATAGCGGGAAATCCGGGGACTATCAAGAAAACCCCGAAAGCTTCAAAGGAACTGTTTGATGCAATGCAGAATGGCAAGTTCACGCCCGAATTAAAGGGATGGTATGACAGGGGCGGGTATCAGTCGCTTTTACAGGCGCAGGAAATCAGTCAGGTCAACAAACTGAAACCTTTCGAGAAGTTCAGGGATATGTCGGTTGCCGAAAAGATAACCAAACCTTTAAAGTCATATGCGGAATTCACAAAGAATGTCACCAACTACAGGGAGGCGGTGGGAAGGTATGCCGCTTATCTTGACTACCTCGACCAACTCAAGGGTGGAAAATTAAAGAATTACGGTTCCTCCAGACCTGCCATAGTTGACGGACTAAAAAGCAACGAAGACAAGGCCTTCAAACTGTCAAATGACCTTTTGGGAGCCTACGATGAGGTTTCGGAGGCCGGACAGATAATCAGGAATCACCTGATACCGTTCTATTCGTGGATGGAAATCAACATGAAGCGGTATAAAAATTTGTTTAAAAATGCCGTGACCAATAAAGAGGTAGGGAAAGTTGCAGGATTGTCTGCGAAGTTGGTTGCAAAGCTTGGATATAAAACGGCAACAAAACTTGCCGGGATATTTGCAATGACAACGGCACTGGCGGCATGGAATCAGTTGAAGTATCCGGAGCTCGAAGAAACCCTGTCGGATGATGTAAGGGCAAGGCCACATATTATTCTGGGGCAGGACGACAAGGGAAACACTTTGTACTTTTCAAGGATGGGTGCACTTAATGATTTTGCCGAATGGTTCGGGATGGGTAATGCCCCACAGGACGTAAGGGACATGATAAACGGCAAACTAACGGTTCAGGATTTTCTTGTCAACATGGTTAAGTCCCCAGTTAATAAGATTGCCGGCGGTATAACTCCCATATACAAAACCACTGCAGAACTGGCATTTGGTCAGAAGGCATATCCCGATGTGTTTAATACGACTCCAATAAGGGACAGGAAGCAACACGCAGCTTCTGCATTGGGACTAAAGAATGAATATGATGTTCTGGCGGGTAAACCTCACAGGCCATATTTTGAAAATCTCAATGATGCACTTTTGTATAAGACCGATCCGGAGGAACAGGCATACTATTCCATTCTTGACCTGAAAGCCAAGTTCAAGGAAAGGATAACCGGCGAAAAACGTTCGGGAGGCTTGTATACCAACAAAAAGAGTGACGCCCTGTATAACTGGAAGTTATCTTTAAAATATGGTGACGAGGAGGCAAAAAAGAAATACATCAAGGAATATTTCAAGTTGGGAGGTACGACGGACGGTATAAAAGATTCGCTCGCTTCCCTGAATCCACTTTACGGTATCAAGAAAGAACTTCAACCGGCTTTTGTAAACAGTCTTGATGTGAAGGAAAAGGAGAAGCTGAAACAAGCCATGAAGTATTACAATGAACTGATTAAATCCACATCAAAGAAATAGTATTCAGGGGCGGCCAGTCGGCAAAACACAACCGCCCCCCAGCCTTCCACTTGAATACGGGAGTAAACAAGGGAAGGTCTATATATTCTACATCAAAAATACGGGAGGTGCAAGATGGATGGAACGACAGTACAGATCATAGTCTACCTGTTTAGTGCAGGTATGACGATAGGCACGGTTCTTTGGCGAATCAAGGAACTTGAGAAGAAGGTGGACAAACACAACTGTCTTGTTGAAAGAATGGTGGTAGTCGAGGAATCGGCCAAGAACGCGCATCACAGAATCAGCGAGTTGAGGGAGGAGATTATTCATGATTAAGGTATTTTTGGATCCCGGGCATGGGGGAACACAGAGAGCCAACAGGGGACCCACGGGATACATAGAACCCGACGGAGTGTTGAAGATATCCCTGTTGATCGAAAAGGAATTGCTGTCAACCGGAGCCTTTGAGGTGGGACTATCCCGGCGCACGGATGCAACATTAGGCCTGACAGAAAGGGGCCAAATGGCGGCAAAATTCAAGGCCGACCTGTTTATATCCGAGCACACAAACGCAAGCGGGGAAGTGCCAAATTTGACCGTCAGGGGCACAACGGTATTTGAGTCCGTTGACCTGAAGGATGAAGCTCTGGCGCTGAAGTTTTCCGCAGCAATTGCAAAGGCTTTAGGCATTCCGGATAAAGGCTATCACAGCCGGGAGTCGGAGAAGTATCCCGGCGAGGATTATTACACTGTTATTGACACGGCACAGGATTTGGGTGTACCACATTGTCTGATAATCGAATCGGCATTTCACGACAACCCGCAGGACGAAGCCCTGCTGAAGGATGACGGAAATCTGCTGAAGATCGCAAAGGCCCAGGCATCGGTAATATGTGAATTCTTTGGTGTAAGGTATCCGACGGACGTTTCCATACTGTCACTGTTGCATGACAGGGGAATCATTCACAATGAGGGCTACTGGCTCAGGAAGATGGTGCTGGACAGGGACATTTTGGATTTGATGACCAATATGGTCAATTATATCAGGAAGGGATGATATTATGAAGAACATAGAAACCAGAAAGACTATAGCATTATTTTTGACCTTGGTATTTGGCGTACTTGCTGTAACAGGATTTATCATTGGAAAGGAAATTCCCGCTGCCGTTTACGCTGTAATAGGTATGGTGATAGGCTATTATTTTGGCAAATCGACTGCACTCGACAAACCGCAATGACTCTATCCCCGGATAGGAAAAGCCCTCTACCTTAATCTGTAGGGGGCTGCGCTTTAATTTCTATTATGTGTTCGTCTATTTCTATTATTACACCGTCTGCCTCGATTGTGTTGGCGTTTACTTGTCTGAAACTGTGTTTTGATTGTATTTTAAGTTCGCCAGTATATTCGCTCCCGTTTTCTTCAAACAAAACTTTGTGTTCCATTTTTCCATTCTCCTTC